AAAGAGTCAGGGTCTCTGTATGTCTCTGTCTTATTGATTTGCTCTGCAGTAGCTACTGCTGAACTATGTCCTGCAACAATAACTCCAAAGTTATTGTTTTGGTTAGCTGAACCTGATGTTCCCGGTCCTGTTCCAACTGCAGGTAAGTTATTTGACATATATACATCAAATCCGTGTATCTTTCCTACAGTTAGTCCATTTCTTAATCCACCTGATTCACCGAAGTCACCATTTAGAAGACGTGAATCTTCATCTTTTAAGACTTCAATAAATGTTGGATGTAAGACTAACCATCTTCCATCAGTGTCTACAAACTGTGTATCAAGCAATCTTGCCATTCTTGCAATCACCTGTAAAGGAGTTGCAGTACCAGTTGCTTGAGCAGTTGCACCACCTAGTCTTGGAGCTATTGGGATAGAATGGTCACCTGCACTTGAAGTAGTGATGTTACCAAAGCTATCTTTTCTTAGCTTCATACTTGTCAACAATTCGTCTGAACCTGCAGTTGATACTGCTTTAGTTCCGTTCACTGTTGAGTTAGCTGAACTTGCAACTGCATTATTAGATGCCTGTGCAAATCCTGACAAATAACCAAGCACGTCTTGGTCATAGTTATCTTTTAGTCTGTAACCTGCTCTGTCACTTGCGAGTTGAGAGAAGTTTACGTGACTGTGAGCCTCTTCAATATCGTCTATCTTAAAAGCAAAATAGTTTGCTTTGTCAATAGTCAA